AGAGACGAACATCTTGACGTAAATCATTTTTTAATTCATTAGCCACATCAGAAACAAGTCTTATTTCTTGCATCATCATTTCCATTTCACCCATTAACATTTCTATTTCTGTTTGTAAAAGTTCTGTCTTACTTGACATTTCTTCTTTTGTTAGTGCAATGTTTTTATCAAACTCTGATAAATCTGGAGCTACATAATTCTGTATTTGTTCTTTCATGTTAAGGTAGTCTTTATAGAATTCAAAACCACCCCATAATCCACCACCAAGTGTAGTTAATGCTGTAAGAACCACAAATATTTTTCCGCCTTTAAATTTAAGACCAGCAAATTCCATCTCTGCCATAGCTACTCCGAATCCGTCTGCCATTGTTGCATTATCATATCGTTTATTAATCCTTCACTTCCAGCAAATAGATAATACTGTGCAATATTATTATTTTCTATTTGTGTATCAGGTATCATGTAATCTGTAAAAAATCCTTGCCTATCATCTAGTTGTTTTTGTGAGTTAAAAAAAGTTTTTGTATCACCCAACACCTGCATTACAATTAATGTTTTTAACTGATTTGTTGAGTCATATCTACCCTTATCCCCCATCTTTTTGACTATTTTCTTTGCGGCTTTTTCTTTTTTAGATTCTGGTTTTTTTACAGGTTTCTCTTCGGCTTCACTCTTATCTTCTGGTTCTTCCATATTCTCTGGTTTATCCTCATTTGTTTCAGCCTCTGATACGCTTTCTTCGTTCTCTGTCTCTTCAGCCATATCTTCTTTAGGTTCTTCCATATCTTCTTTAACAGGTTCATTTTGTACCTCCTCCGGCTCTGGTTGAGCTTCTTCCTTAACCTCTTCTATTTCAGGTTTAGTTTCTATTTCAGGTTCCATATCTGGTTCTGATACTTCCATGTCAGGCATATCCATTTCTGGCTCTAACATTTCAAGATCAGGCATTTCTAATTCCATTTCCATTTCAATATCTAAAACTGCTACTTCCATTTCCATTTCCATTTCTATCTCTGGCATTTCAAAATCCATTTCAAAATCCATCTCTATTTCAACAGTGTCATAAGACATTTCCATATTTGGTTCATCAAACTCTGGTTCAAAATACATATCATCACCTGGAGCATCAGGCATTACTATGTCATTATGTTCAAATATATTTTCTACTATATCTATTACTTCTGTTTCTGTGCTGCCTCCATAAGACACCCACATTTCAACACTAAGTATATGTTCTGTAACTATTGTAGAAATTACATTGTAAAGCACATTTATTTGTACGTCATCAAAAAGCGGTCCAATTGCCAATGACACATCCCTTCCGCCTACCTCTACAATTAATTTTGTAATTGTTCCTGAAAAGTCAAACCCACCTGTGTATTCTTGATAACCACTTGTTACACCTGACTCTGATAATATATCTGTTCCCGCAAACACACTTGTATTTCCGTTTTTTCCAGTTATGTGCATGTAAATTCTATCTTCAGGATCTCTTTTATCAACTTTTATAGAATAATTAGTTCTACCACCATTTTCTATATCAAGTTCAGATATATCTATTGTATTAATAAATGTTGTTCCCATACCAGATACACCCATTGTCGATGTTGAATTACCCGATCCGGTTATCTGTGCACACTTATCTGTTCCTAAATTATAACACGAATTGCCAGACGGCATTGATGCTGGTCCTTGTCCACCCCAATCAATATCCATATCTCCTTCATATTTTGAAGATACATAACCAGCATCACCATCAAGAATATCTCCTGAGTCTGGATTGGTTGTAGTTACTGTTGTGGTTGTAGTTGTAGTATCTGTTGTAACTGTATAGCCATCAGCTTCATATTCAATTGTTTCAACTTCATCTATAACGATTGTTTCTTCAACACCTGGAGTACATAATCCTGTTGCTGTAACAGGACATTCTGCTCTAAGGGAAGAAGGCCACGATACCAGAGTGCATAGCCATACCAAATAAAATAAATTTAGCAAACTTTTGCCCATCGCTTAATCCTTCTGATTTTTTAATTTGTTTTTCTTCGTGTTCCATTTTAGCAAGTACAAAACTTCCTTCTGGAATCATATCAGGGTTTTCTTGCCATCCTTTTGATGCTTCTTCTCCAATAGCTCCCATATAAGGACAAGGAGTTCCTGCCATAGCCATTGAGTCCCAAACACGACTGTCTTGGCACAAAATTGACACACTTGCTACTTTCATACCTGAAGCATAGAGCGATCTTGCAAGTTTAATTCTTTCACAGTTTTCATCTGTCACCGTAACGCCTGAGCTAATACCCAAGATCTGGGTCTGCACAGCGCCAGCTACTGCTGTCTTACATATATCTGAATTATTAACCACCACCGATGGTGCCGATGCTGTAGGTGGTGTATTATTTGTTACTACAGTTGAACTGACAGTGTTTGTATCTGCTCCATTAGCACTACTTATTGCACTAAAAACTAAAACAAAACATAATAGGAAAAAAAGTATTCTCATTTAACATTTCCAACGTTTTCTTGCTTGACGTAATCTTGAATTAGGATTTTTAGCTGCACCTGGAAATTTTTTCATTTGTCCTGCACTTCTTGCGCAATATGATTTTCTTCTTTTAGCTGATTTAGAACCAGGTTTTACTTTTCCTGTAACAGCTGTTTTTAATTTAGAACCAGGGTTCATGGATCTATACTTTTTAACCCCAGCTCTAGTCATTCCCGCCCCAGATTTAGTGGGGCGAAAATTCTTTTTATTTTTTGATGGCTGTCTATCAGCCATAAATTACATTAACTTTAGTAGCTTGGTTAAAGAAAACATAAAGATCGGTATCAAATTTTAATCCCATTTCAGGAAAATCAATTTGAAGAATCTCATCTTCTCCTGCACCAATAGCAGGAGTAACTTGAGTAAATTTAACAGTTCCACCGGAACCATTATCTACCAAATCAACTCTGCCTTCAGTTGCACCACATTGAACAGTTAATCCTAATACTCGTGCTGGGGCACTAAGAGTATTAGTTCCAGCAGTGACTTTAGTTGTAACTTGTCCACTTGAGGTTAATTGTTTTGTTTTAATACCAAACATATTAACTCCTAGCTTAGGTTAATGTTTTGTTGATACAAAATAGTAGCTCTAACTTCACCAGCATCGGTAGCACCAGTGCTAGTCCATGTTAATTTTAGATCTGCTGTTCCAACGTCAGCCCATGCTAATGCACCACCTGCTTCAGTAGTTGGATAACATCTTCCAGCGCCAGAAGCTGTTGTAATTGAATAATCATTAATCAAAGTTTTATTTCCACCAACAGTATCACCAATACTAAATACACATGTAGCGTTGCCCATTGCTGTAGGCTTATCCAGTACTATGTCAATAATTTGTGAATTAGCTGGTATTACAACCGTAGTTGAATTAGCTGCTGAAGCACCACTTGAAAGAGAAGTGCCAGTTGAAAATGTTTGAGCCATTACAACTTGACCAGTATTTTTTACGTCACTACCTAATGTAGTGCCTGTAGTTTCTTTAATTGTTCCAGCCTTTATAGGACCAGAAAAAGTAGTTGTACCCATGTCAACCTCCTTAGTTGTCTTGTTTAAGTCTTGAGTAAATTATATTGTAAAACAAAAAAGGCGCTCTTACAAGCGCCTTCTTTGATCTGGGAGGATCCAGTATTTTTTACGAACCTTGTGACGCGTAAACAGCTCTAGGATCTGAGTAACCAAAGCTGTATCTCTCTCTTGCTTTGTATCTCATGTTTCCTGTGTCAAAATCGCCTTCCATGCCAGTAGCAAGGGCAGCTCTTGTGAAGTGTTTAAAGCCATTAGGACAATCTGTTTTAATGAAATATGCATCCGTATCTGTTAGATAATGGTTAACAGTGTAACCACCTGGTAGCATACCCATGTTTTTCAGAGCGTTAATGTCGTTGTCAGCAGTACCGACTCTTAGAGTAGACTCTAAAATTCTGTCAGCTACAAATTGAATGTTAACAGGAATAATTAATTTCTGTCCTTTCATTGCAATTTTTAAGCCTCTTTCGTCGATAAAACCAGCAATATCAATCATCGCTTGTTCTAATGAAACGTCAGTAAGGTCGGCATCAGTTGCACTTCTGTTTGAGAAAGTGCCACCTAGTGCTGTTGGGTGAGCAGTGTTAGCTAATGTAACTCCGTCTCCACCAGTCACTGAAAACGCATTATTTAATACGTTAGCGCCTCTTACTTGTTTCGTGTAAGCCATAGATCTTGCTAGGGCTTTTGTGTAACGAGCTGAAAGACTGTCATATAAGTTGTCTTCGACTGCTTCTTCAGTTAACGCAAATGCTAGTGCAATTGTGTCATGAGTGTATCTAGCAGTGAAAGATTCAGAAGCGGTATCAAAACCTACTGCTGCACCTTCTGCTTTTACATTAGCTTGTCCGAATCCAACCAACATAACTTCTTCTTCAAAAGCTCTATCACTTGATTCTTGCTCAAAAATTTGAGCAGCTTCGTTTTCGTAGCGTGCGTC